TACTTAATTTTTATTGATTTTATTTATTTTTTAAGTTAATAATTTACGAGAAGTAAAGGACCGATGCAGCGCGTTCCTTGTATACGGCTGTGGATGTACCAACAGCTGTAACGTAAACCTTAGCCGGGCGGTTCGAACCGCTGAAGTTCAAGCGAAGACGAACTGTGTCGAAACGGTTTAGTGGGCAGCCATCAGGACCATGCGATCTCGAAGCAATTGGGAAGCAGAATACTTCACGACGACTGGCATCGCCCTCTGGGCCAGAGAGAAGCTTTGTCTGTAGTCCCATTGCCTCGAAAGCGCCGGAGATTAGCCACTCACCCTCAAGTCTTCCAGAGTGCGAAGATGTATTTAGAAGTAGCTCCGCATCCTTGATTGTCTTCTTAGAAGTTGGAGCGTTGTCGGTATCACCCTCGAGTGTAATTAGAAGGTGAGACGCAAGAAGAGAGAAGGAATCTAGCTCAATGATCTCAGTATTAGCCGAGATAGTCTTCTCGGCGTGCTGAGTTAGGTATAGAGTCTTTGCTACGGTATTGCCGCGGATCTGCTCACGCTCTGCATTTGTCATTACGTGCTGACGCGCCCATAGAGATACTTCAGATAGGGTAGATACGTCCGAAGGAGCCGCGGAATATGTAAGCTTTACCTTAATGGTCTGGTGAGGAGCACCGGCTACAAGGTGCGAACGCGATGGACCGCCGGCTGTGAAAAATGGAAGTGGCAACCAGCATACAACTGTTGTGGCTGCAAGGTTCGTGGTACCTTCGACATCATCAGTCATTGCAATTGCGGCATCAGCAGTGTGTAGACCACGAGCCTGCGCGTCTAGGACAGAGTAACCACCGTAAGACATCGAAGTCTTGTTAACTGCTACAATGTCGGAGTTTTCCATTGTCTGCCATGTCGAGTTACCTACCATAAATTCAGCACGATCGATGATACGCGCGAGTGTAAGATCCGGTAGAGACGCCTTAGATGTAGCAGAGGCTGAAAGTGTTACCGAAATCTTCGCCCAGATATCACCAATGGCGTCAACATCGTTACTGAAAGTGAACGTCTGCGATGAACCGAACGAGGTATTGGAGGTAGACGCCTGAACCTCAACGAAGTTGGAACCGTAAAGAAGTGTGCGAGTTGTCTCCTTCTCTGGGTGGAAGTCTGTGACTACAGTGTCATCGATTTCAGTGTGAGTTCTGTGAGCCTGGTGGCCAGTTCCGGTGTGAGCGGCAATTGGGGCGATTGATCCTTGACCTGTCATTTTTTATTTATATAACAAGAAAATAATTTTTAAATTAATTTAAAATAAAAATTATTTTTTAAAATTTACTAAATTTTTTAGTTTGAAATTTGTAAATTAGCTTCTCCACCAACATAAGTTACAACATTGGTCCCTATAGCCGTAACATTAATATAATGAGCCGCTCGATTGTTAGTATAAGTAGTCGAGCCATTATAAAATAATTTGCCAGCGTCGAAATAAAGTGTTAGTTTTGGACTATGTAACTTGACAAAATTTATGGAGTCTTCTCCAAATAGTTCGCTTGATAAAGGCATATTGTAAATTGGCAATAAATTATCGTATCGATTTGATACTGGACTATATCTTGTTAAATACGAAACCGGTATCTTTCCAGTCACGCTCTCTCCATTTGCAAAAAGTTCTGCATGAGATAAAATATCTACAAGACCGGAAGACAAATCATTTGTCGCATCTTCATAAACTGTCTCCAAGTCATAAAGATTTAAATTGAAAATGTCTCTATTTAGATTATCGACATTGGAGGCTATATTATCAATTATAGTATGGTTGAAATCTGATACATTAGTAGTAGCATGTATTCCAAATTTAGGAGATATTATAGTAAATAGTAAATTTGAAGTATTTATATTAATATCAGACAATGAAACATCAAATGTATATTGTCTGTTTGCCTGTAAAGCATTTGAATCATAGGTGGGTAATCCTGTACCTATTTTTAGGTTAACACTCTGAGAAGTATTTATAATACTATTTATTATATTTTGTTTTATATAACTTTTTTCCGTGTCTGTCATAAGGTGTGTATTTACAGTCAAACTCGTTTTAAATATTTTATTAGAAACTGGGTCAGTTGGATTAATTATTAAATTAATTGGTTTATCTTCTTTGTATTCTTTTAAATAAACGGTAACCGTCATTCTATTATTCGGAGCTGCGGCCTGTAAAAAAGCATTTAATCTATTGCCAGATCCAGAAAAAATTCTTAAATTAACGGTACCGCTTGCACCACCCATTTGCGGTTGAAATACGCGACCTGTAAAATGAGAAGCAGATTGCGCACCAATTCTAGCATAATTCCACAGTAAATCGTGGACACCCGTAATGTGGGTGGTACGATAGTCATTTGACGTATGAAATACTTGTGTATTGGATCTTAGTTCTTCCGGAACTTCGAATGTGTTTCTAAGAAATATATCATCTCCAGTTAAAGTTTGCCATAACTGATTTGCTACGCGCACTTCCACTTTTTCTATCAATTCATATCCAAAATTTTTACTCATATGAAAAGAATGAGGTCTCAGATTAGGTGTTATAAAATCAAATTGCCAATTAAAGTATATATCACTAATTACGTCGCAGCTATCTGGTATATCAAATTGTAATTTTCTCTGACTCGCGGTTAAAGAACTAAATAAAAAACTAGTACCCTCGTGTACATTCCCCGGAATAGTAACAGTATTAAAGCCAGATACATATTTTCTTGGTGGAGCACTCAAGAAATTAGAAACAACATCTTCGTCTTCTTTTTCTGTTAACGTAGTTCTTACTGATTGTACACCGGTTTCCTTAAATGTCATAAAAGGTATATGAGAACCACTTGGCATTTATAATTTAAATTATATAAATATATTTTTTTTTAAACGTTTAAATTTTAATTTAAATAAATTCTTTTGTAATCAAAATGGATTCTCAATACGGATGTAAAATATCAGATTTAGAAAAAAAGAAAGAACCAGTAAATAATACTCCTCAAGTTTCAGAAAACATTGATGTAGATGTTTCTCAAAAAGATTTGAGTAAGAAAACAAATCAAAAAATTAATAATATTAAATTATTCATAATATTACTATTGGTATATCTTATAATTCACACAAAGGCTTTTGAAGGTATAATTGGGACTATATTATTTTTTACAAATACAGGAGATTCAATGAATATATTTGGTAAAATAATAATGTTCGTAATATTAGCTACTTTTTATTTTGTTTTTTCTTCTTCGGAGGTCCAGAAAACTCTGGCTTTCCGGTGATATCGGCTTCTAATTTTTCTAAAAAACTAGTAACACTGTAATTAATTGGCTTATTTTTAACTGATGGTTTGGGTGTTGACCAACCAAGAGCACTCTGTAAAGTAGTCGAAATAGGTATTAAACTAGATGAATATTCTCTACAACATCCACATAGTCCAATTCGTTCTGATCTACACTTTTGACAAAATCCAAATGGTGTCAATTTAAAAAATACATGATTATTACTGTGATAATCATTTATATTCTGACAGTATTTAGATTTTGATTCTATTATGTATATATCTTTATCTTGCATTTTAATTATCTTTCTTATGTCTGCAAATTTATACCCAGTTGCATAAGATGTAAAAAAGTTTTTTATTGCTTTATACGCTCGTTCGTCTGTATTTATTATCTGATAATTAGTAACAGCAGAACATTCTTCTTCTGTTTCTTCATATTCTGGTAAATTAATTATTTTTGTGGAATCTTTTTCAAATGATCTAATAGAAGTCTCTTTTATAGCTTTAAGATTATTACATTTATATTCTTCTGTAAGATCACAGTCTTTTTCTTTACCTTGATAAATGGAATGGATTGTGTAAACTCTATCCTCGTAATATTTTATACCGTCAGATATACTACATTTATCAGCCCACAAAAGTCTAATTCCATTGTGATTATAAACACATTTATCTATTATTTTGTCCCAATTTTCATAGTACTCTTCTATTTTACCATAAAAAGTATTAAATCTTACCACTATGTAATTCCTTATTTTATTAGCGATTTCTTTGTTTACCAAAATTTCAGGCCAGTGAAGATGATATCCCTGTTTTATATATTCAATTGAATCTCTTTTTAATATTTTATTTTTATTAGCTTGGGTTACTATACACTTATAATCAATATTATAGATATCTTTTATAATTTCTTGAATTTGTAAAATATATTCAGATATATCAATTATTTTTGTAGATAAAACGTCAAAGTCTATAAACATTTTAAACATCGGTGTTTTAAGCTCTACTATACAGTTTTTATAATTAATATTTTTGGCATATATTTCTTGGAAAGTATCGTGATCATTTGTTAAATCTATCTTTCCACCGTCTAACATAAAATGAGTAATAGTTCTTTCTTCATCTTTTACTATTTTATTACATGAATATAACCACGTTATCAGAGGATTTTTACTCATAGTTATATTTATATAATAGATTATAGTTTTATATTAATATTTAAATTTTACAGTAATATTTTCAGTTGTAGTATACACGCCTTTAACAGCAGAAGGTGAAAGAACAGTTCTCTTATCTTTATTTTTACCAATCATCGTATTGTTCATATCCATATCAACGAGTTTCACGTTATACACTGCATACTCGTATATTTTATTTTCTATAAACCATTTAAAAAAATTCAACTGTCCGACCGTAGTTACTAAAAAATTATCGTTACATTTTTCTACATCATATTCACACCATGATAAATTGTTAATATTTATCATGATTCTTTTTTGTCTACAAAATGGATCAAAAAATTTTTTAGAATACGCTTTCAATTGATTTTTATAGTCTAGGTATATATTGAAGTATGTATTTTCATTATTTTTTTGCAGAGTATATATAACATTGTATTTTTTGGAATAATTTGTTACTAACCAATCTATCAATCTTAAACTAAGTTGAGTTTTCTGTTTTAAAATATCATATAATAATTGTATTTTATTTCTGTAAAATATTAAAAGGTATCCTATTAAAGTTTTTTCTTTTTCCGAGAAAAACATTATACCATAATAATATATTAATCTTTAAATATATTTAAAGACCTATTCTATTATAACGTATCATTATGCAAGAGGTAATTGTTACTGATGAAAAAATCAAAAAACAGGTTTTTTTTTACTTAAATAACTATTGGAATAATAATTATACTTCTTATGTTTTTCCATTAAGAAATTTTAGTCTTATAAAAAGAGAGTTTATTGAGTGTATAAATGACAATTATGTGTTTTTTAAAAGGGACATTAATAGTAAACGAGCGGTTCTAATACTTTATAATGATGATAAAAATCAAAGCGGTATGTATCTTGTATATAAAGATAATACTGTATCAAAGGTTACTCTGGATATTGAAATTCCTTCATTTTTGTTTCATGGAGGCATTTTTGATGTAGATGTATTAGATAATGTTATAACAATATACGACACCTATGTTTATATGGGGGTTAAGTGTAATAAAGAAAATTACTTAACTAGACACAATAACGGTAGTATATTTGCTCATAATTGTTTACATAAAATTAAATCATGTGATATATATAATAATTTAGATACAATTAAACTAGATAAAGATCTCGAAGAACTTTATTTTATTCACCAAGGTGAAAAATATACTACGGGTGTTTGTGAACGCTCATTTAAATGGTTATATCCTTTTAATATTAAATTTAACCTCCAATGTAAAATTTATGATGATTTCATAAGTTTATATACTACTAATTTCAGAAATTATGAAATATTTGCAAATATTAAAAAGGGTGAATTGTATGATAATATAATGGAAATGAATATTACAAGCGGAGATATAATTTCATTCAATCCGCATATGAATATGATCAAAAAAAATGAGAGTGTTGATGTACCAACATCAATTAAAAATATAGAAGAAATTTTGAGGTTTGAATCTGAATGTATACTAATGTGCGATTTTTTATAAAAATAAAATATATTTATAAATATAAATTATGGGTAAAAAATTATTAAGAAAAATATCAAATAAATCTTTGCCAGAACCAGTTGTAGAACCAGTTGTAGAACCAGTTGTAGAACCAGTTGTAGAACCAGTTGTAGAACCGGCTGCGGAAACTGTAGAACCAGTAGAAGAAACTACAGAACCAGTAGAAGAAACTACAGAACCAGATGTAGAAACTACAGAACCAGTAGAAGAAACTGTAGAACAACCAGTTGCGGAACAAAAACCTAAGAAAAGACAGTATACAAAAAGAAGGTAAAAATAATATAATATACTTTTAAAAAACTTATTATATTATTTATTTAATTTTTAAAATATTTAATTTACATCTTCATCATCTTTAGCTTCTTGGCAACCTTCTTGGCAGCCTTCTTCTTCTTTGGCGAAAGAACGTGGTTCTTGCGACGAAGGACGGCGGGATCGACATAGTTGCGCCCAGACTTTGTGCGGTAAAAAAGACCACCATTCTTACCGAGGTAAAGACGTCTCTTACGATTACCTACCATAATATAGGCATCCTCCTTCTTTAGAACCTTAACCATCTTCAATGGCTTGCGGCCTGGCGACTTCTTCGCCTTCTTCGCCTTCTTCGCCTTAGCTTTTTTAGCACCGAAAAATACACTGAGATCCATTCTTTTAATTATTTAAAAAGAAAAAAATTTTCAATTAATTCAAAATTTTAATAAATTTTTTAATTATAGTTTCTTTAAAATCATGTTTTTTTAAAAATTCTAAAAGATTTTCTTTATTTATTGTTTTAATAGTAAATTTTTCAAGGGGTTTTGAATAATTAAATTTTGTAAATACTTCTTTAGCTTCTTTGTATTTAAATTTGTCACTTTGTTTTTCTTTATTATTTTCTAAAAAATTATCAATACTACCATATTTAATTATATGATTGTATGCAGTTACAGGCCCTATCTGAGGTAAAGTTTCTGTATAATCACAGCCCGATAAAACACAGTAGTCGACAAACATTTCTTTATTCATTTTAAATTTTTGTAGTAGAATCTTATTGTCTATTTCAATTATTTCCTTGTTGATATTAGTTTTTAAAATCTTTTCACAACCAAATGTCATTGCATCCGTGTCATCTGTTATTGTATAATCCACCAAATTATTTAATTGCAAAAAGGCACAATATTTTTCTGCGTCTTCTGGTGCAGACACATATGGAATACCAGATTTTTCAAGAAGTTCTTTACATTCTTCAATATCGGTTTTCTTTACAACTATCAATTGTGATGATAATTTTTTAATTTCCTGATCTATCTTTATTTTTTCTTCATCATTTTCTGGTATTTTCTCTTCTAAAGCTTCTAATTTCTCGTATAATTTATATTTCGCAGCCTGTCTTTTCTCTATTGTAATTCTTTTTTCATCAGGAGGTACACCGTCAAAAACAAAAACGGGTAAAATAGAATGCATCATATAAAATTTTATTCTATTTACTATACCGACTATGTGTGAATTTTCTATCTTTGATGCATATTTAAACTTATAAATCAAAATGCTACAATCTATAGCAACAATAGAATTTGAATATTTTTCAATGTTATTATATGTAATACATTCTGGTGCTATTTTTTTAATCATGGTATTTAGACCTCTAATACCCATATTTATTTAATTAATTAATAATTCATTTTTTTAAATACAATCTTTTTCTGTAAAATATCAATCTCTAATCATGCATATTATTTCCTCAGAGTCTCTAAACATGTAGGTTGTTTGTTCAGAATCATTATTTTCTCTTAAATCTAAAGTCTTTTTAACTTTTGGAAATTCTGGATGTTTTGTGATATCATTCAAACGGTAATATTCTACATCTTTCCAAAATTTTTCTAGAATAGGTATATTTTTTTTAAGCCATTCATCATCTCTCTCAAGTCTCACTATATTTAATGTAGAAGGAGGCTTATATTCTATAAAATCCGCTAGTTCTAAATCACATATAAACATATTAAGTTGTACTTGTGGAACATAATATTCTGGTATTTTTCCAGGAATTATAGTTCTTCTGTATGGACACTTTACTTCTAGAAGAATAGGTTTTCCACTGTGGTTATCAGAGTCAATTGCTATACCATCCGGTGATCCAGCTAACCAATAATAGTCTTTATTTTTATAAACATCTTCGTGTGATATTAATCCAAAATTATAATTTGTTCTATTTGTTAAATTACAATATTTTTCTATAGCTTCGTCTTCATATTTTTGCCCATGTCTGGTTGCAACATTTCCGACAAAAGGTTTTAAATCGTGTCCACATTTTTTGAACAAAACTTCTTTTCGTTTTTGATAAGGATTTATTCCCAAAACCGTAGCGGCATCACTTGATGTTAATTTATTTTCTCTTTGGGCAAACCACTCATCACTTCTTTGTTCATATTGTGGAATTTTTAGAAGAGCATCTATTTGTTTATTTTGAGCCATCTTAATTATATTTTTTTTATATCTTTATATAACATAAATGATTTTCTAATGGAAAACATAGACACACTATTCATTATAATAAATAAAAGAAGTATAAGAGATAATATCTTTAATAATTTTGTAAATAAACAGTTTTATAATTTATGTTGTAATGTAGTTATAAGGCAGATATCTATAAAAAGATGTTTTGATATTTTTAAAAAATTGATCGTAAAGAGAATCAAAACATATTATACAATTAAAAATAAATATTTTAATAGAGAAAATTTACCTATTTTAATTTTTTGACAGTTACACTTATTGCATTCTTTTTTTTCATTTTTTTTTGATCTAAGTCTTCTATTTTATTTTTAGCGTTCTTATCATATTTTTTATGACAATAATTCCAAAGTTCTTTACTTCCTATTCTAAATTGTCTATCTGGTTTTGCTCTATACCAAAATACACAATCTTGTATATTATTACTCTTGGAGGTGTTGTCAAGAACTAAACAATCATAACCTTCGGTACAAGTATTTAATACATCTTGAAATATTGAAAATTGTGGAAAAATACCAAAAAAGTTTTTATATATTTTTTCTTGATTTTGTATTATATTTTCTCTAAGAATAAATACATAATCAATATTAGCTCTTAAATCCGGTGGTAAATCCATACAATATTGCATAGTTAACATGAAAGTAATTCTCCAATGTCTACCGTTCATAAATATACCTCGAATATTTGTATCTCTTATCATTCTTTTATCATACATACAATCATCTAAAAGTACAAAAACGTCATTTTCCGCAGTTTTATTTTTACCATTTATAACTTTTTTCTGTCTGTTTATAACTTGCTGTATTATCTCCGGTTTATATTCAGAATGAATTAAAATTTCTGGTATAAAATTGGAATAATACGCATTGCCGTCTTCTGTTGCAGAAATTACAACTCCTGCATTAATTTTTCTAACATAATATAAAATATCAGCTACTAAAGTACTTTTTCCAGTGCCTCTCTTTCCTATGAAAACACACGTCGGAGGTCCAGCTCCTTCTGACCTGCGTTTTTCTATATTTTTTGGATCAAATTTTGACAATGATATAGACATGTTATATTCATACAATTATTTTTTAATTAAGTGAATTATCCCAATAATTCGAAGTTAAAATAATATCGGGATCGTATAAAACATTATAAAACGCATAAGAAATTATACCAGATGAGACTGTAGAAATTATAATTTTTGAAAACTTATCTACGTTATTATCAGTGTCGTATTTATTTATTATAAGGAATATCATAATACAAATTAACACAAAAAGAATAAGATAAAAATTTACATCATTCGAGTAATCAAGCATTTATAATTGCAGAGATATTTTATATTTCTTATTTTAACACATTTAAAAATAAAATGACTTAAATATATTAAAATGGAAGTTAAAACTTTATCAAATTTTAATAATATAACAAAGATAGATTTTGGAGAAAAAATAGTAGTTTTTAAATTTGGAGGAGATTGGTGCGCACCATGTAAAAAAGTTGAAGAAATTATAAAAAATAACAAGGATTGTGTATTATATAACATATCAGTTGATAATCCAGAATTCGAATCGTATCTCATGGAAAATAATATATACAAAATTCCTCATTGTTTTTTGCGCTATAAAAACAGAAATACAGACTTCAAAGGCGAAATTACAGAAGAAGATCTCAAGTATATAATAAAGTCACTAAAAACCGTTGCAACATCCTAATTTTGCAAAAAAATAAATGGTTTAAAAAAATGATATATTTTAGAGTATAATCATGACTGATAAATATAAAAAATATACACAAAAAGAGCATGTTCTTGCGAGACCTGGAATGTATGTGGGTAATATTAAAACAACCGTAAGTGACTGTTGGGTCATAGAAGAAGAAAATACTAAAACAACTCTTAAGACTCTAAAATGGAATCCTGGCATTTATAAAATTTTTGATGAAATTTTAGTAAATGCGGCAGACGAAGTTCAGAGAAATAAAAATGTAAAATCTATCAAGATAGAAATAAACGACGCATTAAGTATTTATAACGATTCTGGTATACCTATAGAAATTCACCCAGAATACAAAGTATATATACCAGAGTTGATATTTGCGAATTTATTAACATCGAGTAATTACGATGATTCCGAGAAAAGAACAACGGGTGGTCTTAATGGTCTTGGTGCAAAACTTACCGCTATTTTTTCTAAGTCTTTTACTGTAGAAACAGCTAAAGATGGTAAAAAATATACACAGACCTTTGAAAATAATTTATCTGTGATAAATAAGCCAATAATAACAAATTCTAAAAAAGAATTTACAAAAATTACGTTCATTCCGGATTTTGAAAAGTTTGGAGAAAAAACATTAACCGATGAAACTAAAAACGTTCTTATTAAACGAGTCTATGACATGTGTGCTATAACAGCAAAAAATGTACAGGTTTTCCTCAATGATAAAAAACTGTCAATAAAAGATTTTTCTGATTATATTTCTATGTACATAGGACCTAAAAAAACTTGTCCAAGAGTTATTCAAGAAACTGGTCGTTGGCAAGTAGGAATCGCTCCTTCGGATTCTGGTTTTCAATGCGTGTCATTTGTAAATGGAATTTGTACTTCTGACGGCGGAACGCATGTAGAACACGTGATTAATCCAATAGTTAAAAAGGTAACAGACATATTCCAAGAAAAACATAAGACTTTAACAATTAAACCACAGTATGTAAAAGACAATCTGTTTTTGTTTATCAATTGTTTCATAGAAAATGCTGATTATTCATCACAGACTAAAGAGAAAAATATAACAAAAATTTCAGAATTTGGAAGTAAATTTTCTGCATCTGATGATTTTATAACAGCCGTTTCTAAAATGGGAATTATTGATAATATTGTTGCTATTGCAAATGCCAAGGAAAAAAAATCATTACAGAAAACAGATGGAAAAAAAACTAATAGAGTTATAATACCAAAACTCGATGACGCAAATAAAGCTGGAACCAAAGATTCTCATAAGTGTACAATAATATTGACAGAAGGAGATTCTGCAAAAGCCACTGCTATTTCAGGACTTTCTGTTGTTGGAAGAGACACTTATGGGGTATTTCCTCTGCGAGGAAAATTACTAAATACAAGAACAGCAACTTATTCTCAACTTTCTAAAAATGAGGAAATAAATAATATAAAACAAATTCTAGGGCTTAAAAATGGTAAAAAATATAATGATGTTTCTGAGTTAAGATATGGAAAAATTTTAATTATGACAGACGCAGACACGGATGGTTTTCATATCAAAAGTTTAATAATAAATTTTATAGGAAATGATTGGCCTGATTTACTTAAAAATAGTTTTATATCATCTCTCGTAACACCCGTTATTAAACTATCGAAGAGAAATGAAATAATTCCTTTTTATAATGTAACCGATTATAATAATTGGAAAAGTACAAATAATATTAATGGTTGGAAAGTAAAATATTATAAAGGGCTTGGTACAAGCACCTCAAGTGAAGCTAAAGAGTATTTCAAAGACATGAAAACTCTTAATTATAAAACTGTTAAAGATGATACAAAATATCTAGAGTTAGCTTTTACTAAAAAAGAAGCTGATGCAAGAAAAAAATGGATATTAGAAAGTATTAAAAATCCTTCAACATTAGACTATAATAAATCAGATATTAATATTAAAGACCTTATAAATAAAGAATTAGTTTTATTTTCTATAGCAGATAACGTTAGATCAATACCGAGTCTGGTTGATGGTCTAAAACCATCACAGAGAAAGATTATTTATGCATGTATCAAAAGAAAACTATACGAAGAAATAAAAGTTTCTCAATTGTCTGGTTATGTATCGGAAGTATCTAGTTATCATCATGGAGAAGCGAGTCTACAAGACACCATAATAAATTTAGCACAAACACATGTTGGCTCTAATAATATAAATCTATTAAAACCTATAGGACAATTTGGAACTCGTTTACAAGGAGGCAAAGATGCTTCAAGTCCTAGGTATATCTTTACACATCTTGCCGAAACATTTACCAAGATATTTAACCCAGAAGATAATGAACTATTAGAATATTTAGATGATGATGGTTATTCCATTGAACCCAAGTTTTATGTACCAACTCTACCTTTGATTTTGATAAACGGTGCTTGTGGAATAGGAACTGGTTTCTCAACTGACATTCCATGTTTTAATCCAGATGACATTAAACAAAGACTTATAGCTCTCGTGGAAGACGAAGATGCAGATATTCCCGAGCTAACTCCTTGGTATAGAAATTTTAAAGGTACGATCGAAAAGCAAGAAACAAATAAATGGATTACACGTGGTGTATACACAGTAACCAATAATAAGATTTTGGTAACGGAACTACCAATAGGTACGTGGACGGATGATTATAAAAATTTTCTGGATAAATTAGAAACGAATAATGTTATTTTATCATATATAAATGCTTCAAGTGAAACAGATGTATCATTTACAATTAAAGTTTCAATAGAAACTCTTAATGAATGGAATAATGATAAAAGTATATGTAAAAATCTAAAATTAACCTCGCATTTATCTGCAAATAACATGTACGTATTCGACGAGAAAAACCAAATTGTTAAAATGGAATCTGCAGAAGAGATAATTTATCAATACTGGAGAATAAGAAATGATTATTATGGAAAACGCAAAGTAAATATAGTTAAAAATCTTCAAAGTGAACTTAATGTATTGAACTCTAAGATTAGATTTATAAATGACATAATTGAAAATAACATCGAAGTTTTTCGTAAGAAAAAAGATTATATAATTAATCAATTAGAAGCTAAAAAATATATTAAAATAAAAGATAGTTATAATTATTTAACTGAAATGCAAATTGATAGTTTCACAGAGGAAACTATTAATAAGCTTTCAAAAAAACAAAACGAACTTAATGATAAATTACAAGTTATTAAAAATTATACCCTAGAAGATTTTTGGAAAAAAGATTTAAATTAAAAAATGTTTTGTATTATTAATATGTTTCTATTAGTTTTATATTTATCTTTATTTTGGATACTTTTCTCTCAGTTAAATGAACTATTTAATGCAAATAAAGGATGTTGTAAAGATAATTCATGTGGCAAATCAATGTGGGATCGTTGGATTTGGAATATAACTCTAATTGTAAGTATTTTACTTACGTTATATGTAACTCTTCAGATTTTATACATGACTCCAGCAGAAAAATACATTCCATTTAGAATCTAATATTCTAATAAAACCGGGGCATGGTCACTTGATAAAGGATTGGTTTCTCCTATACTTTTAAAAACTTTACATGATACTTCATTAATTCCTTTTACAAGAAAATAATCAAGTCTCCAACCTTTATTATTATATCTAGCAGAAGGTATTCCATCTATCTTTTTTGTTCTAGGATCCCACCATGTATAATTGTAATCTTTTGTAGCATCGACGAAACCAATAGTATGCAAATCCGTGTAAAAATCTAGTTCGTGAGGGTAAAAACCGGGAGAGGGTTCTACTTTACTTTTATCAAAGTGAGTATCTTTTGCTATATTTAAATCTCCACAGAGTATTACATTTTTAGATAATGAATTTAGGTATTCTAACATAGCTTCCATAAAAGTTATTTTATTTTCATAATTAGTTCCCGAGTTTGGTGCATAAACTGAAACTATAATAGTATTCGTTAAGTTTAGTATTATAATTCTACCCTCAGTATCTTCGTAATCTGGAATATTATACTCTATTTTTGAAATAGCTATGTTTTCTTTTATAAAAATACATGTACCAGAATATCTATTGGGACCTCTGGCTCCCTCACCATTGGATTCATTAAAATAAGAAACATATCCTGGAATCTTAAATCTTGCACCCTGAATTTTATCGCATCTAGTTTCTTGTAAACAAATCACATCTGGATCTAAGTTTAAAATTTTATTCATCGGTGAATTTTGTAAAAGCGGTACATCTTTTACTTTTCCTATTTGAGTAGAAGTTTTATCATTAAAAATTCTTGATCTTATTCCGTTTACGTTCCAAGTAATGATCTTCATTTTTTAAAAGTATACTCTATTTTCCTTTTATGTATAATTTATAGTAATAATCTATTGCTTTTAAAAAACCTATTCATTTCATCTAAACTTTCTGTAAATTTAACAGGTCTTCTCTTTTTATCTACACAAAAAATATTTAATAGATTATAAGCGTCTTGGTATTTTTTAGAACCTTTAGAAAGTATGCAACATGCGTGGACATGATTTGTAAAAATAGGTTCTAGTTCTGATACAACTTGAAATAGTTTAATAAAAGCAGAAAGAGGTAAATCATTTTCTTCGCTTGTTATTTTGATATTTACAAAAAGATAATATATATTGGTAGTTTCATTAACATACATCCACGCAGACTTAAAATATTGTAAAAACTCGTCGAATCCGGGTTCATTATATTTTTCATCTGTATTTATATTAACTTCAAATGTTTCTGTCTGTTCATTTATTTTAATATCTACGCATTTTTTATCGTATAGATTTCTGATCATTTATAATTTACTTAAAAATATTTTAAATAACGAAATATTACGTTTTATTAGACATATTAAATTATGAATTAATAAACTATAAACATGGATTCTATCTGGGACGACTTCGATGAATGTCTTAAAGACATACAAAAAGAGGATCAGTGTGAATCCTGTCAACATAAAAATAAAATTCAAGATAACGGATGTCAATTATGTTTAGATTGTGGTTTGATAATATCGAAACTTTTTGAAACTTGTGAATGGAATAACTATAAAAACGGAGATGATGGAACTTATCAAAACAGTGGTCAAAGAGGTGATTTATTTATATCTGACAATCCATATGTTAAAGGGGGAAGTATACCCGGTTTTAATAAAAATTCATTTATTATGAAATTACATTATCAACAAACTTTTACACATAAACAAAAAACTTATTGGAGAATCTCTGAAAAATTAGCAGATTATTGTAGTACTCTTGGATTGTGCGAAAATGTTTTATCGGAATCTAAAAGTATGTGGCATTTTTGCATGGAATCTGGAAAATTAACTAGAGCTTCTGTGAGAGCCGGGCTAATAGCTTCATGTTTATACTACTCTTGTTTATATAATAACATTCCAATGAACCGAGATAAAATTATAGATGCAGTAGATTGTGATAATAAAGGTTTTTTAAAAGGAGAAAGAGTATTCATGGAAATAATGGATAAATGTAAAAAATATAAATCTCTCGGAAAGGAAATTTTAGATATTAAAGAAAATGATTCATTTGTCTACTTTTGCAATTTACTTGAACTACCTTTTAAAACAGGGCTTTTATGCAACGAAATTTATACAAGTACTAAGTGTAAGTTGGATTCTGTGACTCCGAAGTCTGCGACGGCCGGAATAATTTGTTATGTTGTATTAGATAAATTAAATCTTAAAAAACCATCTAAAAACAAAATCGCAGGTGTAGTTAATGTGTGTATTCCAACCATAAATAAAGTTGTAAATATATTAAAAAATAATTAAATATAAAAACAAGTTATATTTCAAAAAAAAGATGTTAGGATTATTCATAATTAATTTTATATGCTCACCCTTTTTATGTTATAAAAGACCGGAAATTAAAAATAGAACTATATATAATAATTTAAAATATGAAATAATTCCACCCTCGGGTGGACAATTAAAACTTTTAACTTCTCTGAGTGCTTCAAATTGGGCTAATGATTGGATAATATCCATATCATCCGAGAACACTCCGGAGTACGATTATCATTATTATTCAGACTATTTTAACATGTTGTCCATGGCAAATATATATGACGATAAAAAATATTTTTACCTAGGATTTTTTCCAGATAAAAAGATAAATAATAATGGACCTAGATATATAGGATTATTTGAACTTCAATACAAAGAATGCACAATGAATACAAAACTAATCATTGAGAATCCTCATTACATAGAAGATCCATCAGATCTTGTAGTATTTAGAAATTGTTTATTAGATTTAACGAGAGATGCAATGGTTTTTTTAAATTTTAGAGAACTAAATAGAGCAGAACAGTTAAGGTATTATTATGAATGGTATTATAATTAAAAAAAAAATAAATGGTAATTAATAAATGAAAAAATCAGAAGCTATTAGACTATTAAAGTCTTGTGGTATAGACGCTTCTAATGCATCAGATATTCAAATTAAAAAACTTTTAAGTAGTATCAATAAAAACAGTTTCGGCTGACATCATGATAAAAACAGTTTCGGCTGACATCATGATAAAAACAGTTTCGGCTGACATCATGATAAAAACAGTTTCGGCTGAGGCATGAAGAAAAAACAATAAACTCTTTTCTATTATTATTTTATATGATGAAGATAAGCTAAATTTTGTTTATTTTTTGAGAAAAAATAATATTTTTTAAATAATAAATGTATAATTTAATATCAGAAGACGCGTCTCCCATTTACATGATAACTATTATAATAGCACTCCTCGCTGCTTTAATCGCAGTTCCTTCTGCTCTAGCTACATGGTACAGTAGATGTTTTAAGATTTCGCTACTTTACGGTTTCATTATAGTATTCTCTCAGGCAATAGCGCATCTCATCTTATATCTCCTAGGAGATATGATTTCGGTTGAAATAAAAGACATGATATCTAATGGTCTCATGGTTGCAACCGCTGTAGTTACTGTTATCGGTGTTTACTATCAGTTTACATCGAGTTGTGACCTGGGATATGCATAAAAATCTTTGGTAAAATAAAATATTAACTTCATAATAATAATGTCAAATTGCTTACAATATTATTATGAAAAAGAAGAAGACGCAGAAAAATACAGAATAAATTGTAAAAATAGAGAATATACTAATTTAAATTCTATTCAAGATTTTAAAAATAAAGAACTCTTACAATTTATAAATGAGGAGTATTCATCTGATGCATTTCCAGAGGATTCTCCATTTGAATTTCAAGAAGATTATATAAAGTTGACTAATTCAGAAATTTGCAATTCAACTGAAATGTCATTAGCTCCACAGCAAAAATTCATGGGATATTTAATGGGACCATCTTCAAATTTCAATAATATGCTTATATATCATGGTTTAGGTTCTGGTAAATCATGTACGAGTATAGTTATAGGAGAAGCTCTTAAAAATGAAACAAATCAAAGAATGATTTATGCAGTTCCGGCGCCGCTTGTAGATCAGTACTATGAAGAAATCGCCGGTGAAATAAGAAATGGAAAATTTTTCTCATGTCCATCTTTCTGTTTGATTAAAAAAGAAGGTAATTATGAAAGAGATTTTTATGTATCGCAAAATAACAATACATTATTAAAATCAAAGCTTAAAAAATTAGACGCGAAATCTAATAAACTATTAGATATTCAAACACAAATAGATTTGGAACCCAATAATCAAATTTTGGTCAAAGAGTTTAAAAACCAAGAAAATGAAGTTAATACTCTTAAAAGAGATTTACTTAATTACCAAAGGAAAATTAGAGGAGAAATAATCAGAACCTTTGAAATAGTAAGCCACCAAACTTTCATAGAATCTCTTTATAAAACTTCTAAGAGTGGAAATCCAATTAAAAATACGAGACTAATGCAAGATTCCGCATTATTTCAAGAAAATGGTCTTCTAATAATAGACGAGATACAAAGATTAGTCAGTGAATCTGGTATGTTTTATAAAAAATTATATAATAGTATTAAATACTACTTTCATCCAAAATTAAAGATAGCGCTTTTATCTGCTACACCAGTTTATGATAACCCTTATGAATTAGCATTGACAATAAATTTATTGAGACCAAGAGTACCCTTTCCATTAGATAAATCAGACTTTTATAAGATATTTATAGGAGAAATAAATGAAGACGGAAAGTGTGTTCCAAAAGAAGATAATAAAACATGGATAAACGAAAATTCTTGTGTGATAAATAAAGATTTAATGTCTTATCTTTGTTCAGGATATGTATCATACTTTAAGGGTGGTAACCCAAATGCTTATCCATATAAAAGAGTTATATCTCTTGAACATGTTTTTTCAGAAGAACATAAAACTAAGTATATTTCAGCTTTAAAATCAGATATGTCCAGAGATCCAAATTTTAAAAAGGATGAAACGAGAGATGTTGGATTTTATGAAAATTTATTACTTGGAAATTACGAAAATGATAATGAAGATCAGATATCCGGTATATATGTCACTACACAGCAATATTCTAATATATTTTTACCCGAAATAGCAGGTTCTATAAATAAGACTGTATCTGAGAAAAAGAACGCTTTATCTGTATTTAAAAATAGTCTTATGAGTAATAAATTTTCTGATAATAATCAGATAATAGAATATGTTAAGAGATATTCTACAAAGTTTGCTTCTATAATAGATTTAAGCTTAAACAGTAACGGACCCGTATTCATATTTTCTAATTGGTTAATTTACGGAGTAGAACCTTTAGCTATAATACTAGAAGCATGTGGACTTGTAAGTTTTGAAAAACAAGATAAAGGTTTTGGAAAATATTTTATATGGAGTTCCGAGACAAAAATTAAAGATCGCGATGGAACGCTTATTAAAAAAGCAAGAAATACATTTAACTCTTTAGAAAATAAAGATGGAAGTTTACTTAAGATAATATTGGGTACAAGATCTGTTATGGAAGGAGTTTCTTTTAAAAATGTAAAACAAGTTCATATAACAGAACCTTGGTGGAATGAATCTAGAATTGAACAAATATTAGCAAGAGCTTCGCGATATTGTAGTCATTCTGCTCTTTCTTATGAAGACCAATTTGTGGATATTTATAGACATTATTCTGTTTATCCGGGTTCTAACGATGATGCTGATGCATTACAAATGATGAAAGAAATAGGGAAACCAAAAGGCTGGAAAAATTACGAAAGATTGGGGATAGATCAAATAATGTTATCATCGTCTATTAAAAAGTATTATATAAATACAGAAATAAACAATGTATTAAAGCAGTGTTCAGTTGATGTAAATATAAACAAAAATGGAAATATAATGAGACTCGAAGAATATGTAATACCTTCGCAAAATGGATATTATCAAATATATTATAAGAATCCGTCTAATGGTAGAATGTATATTCGAGATGGAATTCCAGATGACATATCTTTTGAAGATATATACAATAGATCTTATTCTTATCCCAAGGAAGATTTACCTATTAAGTTCACAGAAGCCAATGTAAACGATGAAGGTAAGTTTGTAGCTTATGAAGATCCCGAAATATTAACAGAAGAAAATGTTAATAAAGATCTAAACTTTAAAGAGGAGATAATTCCTTGGAACTCCGATAAAACTTTCGAAAGTCTTGAAATAGATAAAAACGTCAAAAATATATTTGTTAACCTTTATAATAAATATAGGTTATTACCAGTTTTAAGAAAAGTTTATTTTGAAAACAGAAATGATAAAGCTAGTTTAGCAATATTAACAGCATGTGTAAATAAAATGATTAAAGATTCTAATGTAGATCCCGAAACTAGAAAAAAACTATCAGAAAAATTTAAGAAATTATCTGTTAAAAGCAAAATTAATCAAAAAGTTCTAGATATCATATATAAATATAAATTATACCCAGAATCAGCACTGGATGATCTAATAGACATAGCTTTGACAGATGAACAAGCTATAAATGATATTTTAAAAACGGTTTCTAAAAAATAAATTATTTAAAAAAATATATAACACTTATATAAATGAGTGCTGAAAATTTAAAATTTTTTGATGATAAATCAACAGAAGAAATAATAAATTGGATGATAAATAATTTATCAGAAGATCAAATAAGAATGTGTCTTACCGATTCTGATATATCCGAACTTCCAGAAAAAATAACAGAAGAAACACAGCCAGCTCCAGAAGTTCCGGTAGTTCCGGTAGTTCCAGAAGTTCCAGAAACACGAGATATTAAAAAGATTAGCGCCATAGACCGATTTATTGAAAAAGAAAGAAAGAAGTGTGGTAAATTTCCCATGGTAATTGAAACTCTCACCAAAGACCCCGATGGAAAATTTATTTATGTGTACTATGAATTTGCAGAAAAAGATGGAGAACCGCAATGGTACAGAGATGAAAAAGCTGCAAGAGAATTTGTAAAATTATGTGATGATCTTAAAGACGAAGATAAAGAAATGTTTGAACTTTTTATAGAAGAAAACGAGGATGCTTTTAGAAATGCTCCGCCGACCGTGTTAGATATACTAAGAGACTACGAGTCAAAGGGTATCAACATACCAGTATTACTTAAACCTTTAGTAAATACCGTAGAAAAAGCCATGCCAGAGGAAGAAATTACAGAGCAGATTGAAATAACTCCAGAGATGG